TCCACTCTAATTTGACCGCTACGGTAAGCATCACGACGATCTTTGCCTTCCACAAGACCTTTGAGCATCGCAATACCCTCTTGGTATTTATCTTCGTAGTATTTGACCATATCTGCCTCACCTTTCATATACAGGTAGGCTTCACGCAAAGTCCCATATAACAAGGTGTTAGACGCATAAGTCCCTAACCAAGATGAACCCGCCGTAACAATAGATGTTGGGTAGGCATAGTAATGTAGTTCTGCTACATAGTTCTGGTCAGGGGTAGGCCCGAGAATGAAGTTTGACGTATCAAACTGGGCATAGTGGGTAGGGGGGCCGTAATACTGAACTGGGCTTGGGTAGGGGAATGCCGACCGCATGTATTCCACATCTTTGTTTAGCAAAAAGGTTTGGTAGGTATTCCCGTTAGTATCCGTCTGATTGATGGCTAAGGAGAAGGATGCAGTCCAGTCAGTAGGCATGGCGAGGTAGGGGTTCCCCGCCGATAAGGTTCCGGTGACATTCTTACGCAGCGAGGGTATCTGAACGGTGTTATTAACCCGCTCTTCCGCAATTTGGACAAACGTGGGGATATAGGTGACAAACGTGGTTTCCACGTTCTCCGTATAGTCCTGCACCATCTGCCAAAGGTTAGACGGTGAGTTAACCCCTGCTGTGTAAGTAATCGCCATTAGTTATGCCCATCGTCCACTGGGATACGACCGTTAGTTTGCACTGGATCACGATCCATGTCGTCCAAGTAAAACTTTTTGCCGCGAGTCGTATTTTTGCAGCCACGGATTTCCATTTGGCTTTTCTTCTTGCCAAACGGTTTAATATAGCGACCATAGGTCTTGGTTCCGGTCAAACCAATATCGTCTTCCGGATAGCCTGAACCTTTGGTAAACCGAGGATTCTGCATCGGCTGCTTATACTTACCGATTGGATTCGGCTCGTCAGCGTCGAAGTACTCAAAATCACGCCATTTGTTAGTCATTTATTTTCCCCTTGCGTTCCCACGCTGATACATCGCACGGGCGAGATTACGTCCGTACTTCTTCATCGCTTCACCAGTAACGCCGCCACCGGCAAGCTTAGTGAGCTTTTTACCCGGGTGCATGTGCTTCTCGTGAGCATGAACCGCTTCCGCGATACCTTTCTTAGCCATCTTAATCTCCTACGAAATCACTACCGTAACTTTACCAACCACACCGTAGCCTACCAAATCATTAGATACACCGCGAGGGGTATCGTTAACATTCGAGGCACCTGAACCATTCATCGTACTTGTAAACAAAGACGTGTTATATCCTACAGGGTTCCAGCCCCATTGTATAACCCGACTACCGCCATCACCACCTATCACACCTGTAGCAGTATAGTAACTCACGTCAGGACGCGGCTCTCGTACAGCTTGCGGATCGTTTACGGGGAACAATCCTAATGACAACTGTGGTTGGTCGGCTTCCCAGCATTCCGGACAAACTTTAATTGTCACGTTTTTAGTCTTAATGACTAAATTCTTTAACTGGGTCAGTTTATACCTAAAACCGCATCTGTCACATTCTGCAATCGCATTTTTGCCAGACGAAAATCTATTCGGCATAACGGTTATTCTTCAGTCTATTTTCTGAAGCCTTTATAACTAATAAATTTTCCGGCACATGAAGCCCTGAAACCTCTTCACCTTTTAGTGGAATAATATGATCCACTTCATAATCTAATCCGACTTTTTTTAAAGCATCACGATACGTGTAAATACATTGTATCTCAAACAAATCTGCCTTTGTTAGCCATAGAGGGGTTCTTTTAGCTTTATTAGCTCTATATCTAGCTTTATTTACTAATATACGAACGCTGTTTTTAGTCCTTGTACGCCTTGATACTTCCGCAGCTTTTTCCGGATTTCTTCTTTTCCAACGTATAGTTTTAGCAACAATCATTTCAGGGTGCTTTCTAGCATAACGTCTATGTTGCTCTTTTACCTTTTCTGGGTTTTCTTTGCGCCATTGTTTTACAGCAGCATAGGCTTTAACACGGTTTTTAGCCGCGTATTCTTTCATATATGCCTTTTTAGCCGCTGGGTCTTTATGAGGCACGGTATCACCTATATCCTATAAACATCTCTCGTGGCACAAATCTAACTGCCGCCTTCTCCCGGTCTTCTTCCGAAGCTCGCATCCAATCTTCTTCATACATCGACTTAAGAACCGCAGTTCGTTCAGCCGCTTTGGGAATTTTCATAGACAAGTAGTACGCCAAGCCAGAAATTAATGCGGGCCACATGCGAAACGGAACATCTTCCGCATTGATACCAGTCCCTGCATCTTGCATACGACGTAGGCGTGTATACGCAAAAGTATACGTGGTTGAGCTATCCGGCGTAGGCCAAACTGTGATGGTTGGGTACGCTACGTTGCCTGTCTGTGAATTAGTTTGCCCACTCAGGCGATTAATCCAAACCTGAATGGGTCGGCCTGTCGCGTTTTTGTTAGGAATCATCCAGTAAGTAGAACTGGAAATGCGCGTGATGTTAATGTCTTGCTGAGTAGTACCCGACCCTGTGCGAATAACGTGATCTAAAAGATCCACCGTATCCAAAGGCAGGTTATAAGTGGCGGTACCCGGGGTTAACGTAATCAGTCCAGATGAGTCTAAAGTCCAGAGATTAATGCCCCGATTCGCCCACTCCATAAGCAAAAGATTAAGACTACGAACCGCCGTACGGAAGTCGTATCCGGAGCGTAACTCTGCTCCGCACCGTTCAAACGCCTCTTCGATGATCTCATTGACATCAGGAAGAAACGACGTAGTACCGGTTGTCTGACCTAACGCCGAAGTTGTCATTTACCTACGTTCCTGTACTGTCTAACCTTTTTTGCGATCCGATCAGGCTGTTTTACAAACTGTTTACCTGACGACTTTCCTTTCCGTTTAGCACGAGTCGTAGCCGCATATTCCGACGGACTTAACGACTTAATTGCTGCTTCTGGCAAGTACCGTTCACCAGTTTTGCTAGAAGGTTTACCACTCTTGGTTCGCCACTTTTGTTGCGTCCAAGCCCTCAAGGATTGCTGAGGCTTTTTAATCACGATACCCGCCACCCTTTTCTTTGTACTTTTTGGCTAGGAGTTGAGCTTTTCGTGCGCTCCACTGCCCTGCCTTAGTACCCTGCGTTGCGCTAGCCTTGATTTTATTAAACAATGCTTTACGCATAGATGGTTTAGTGTAATTACCAGCTTTATTGACTGTCATTAACAATTCCATGCCCGTAGGCTTTTGTTGATCCGACTATTAGGATCGTGTGCAGTTTTAGCACTCGTAAGCTTCTTTCTCATCCCTTTCATTCTTCGACAGAATGAATTCCTACGCTTGCCGCCTTCTGGTTGCGGGGCTTTTAAGTGAGCACCGTGAGCACGGTTATAGCTTGCTCTACCCTTAGCATTAAGCCCGCCATTAGGGTTTTTGCCCTCTTTGCGAGTCCAAGCCTCAGTCTTGCCGCCTTTAGCCATCCCACCTTCGCAAAACACTTTCGTGGGAACGAGCGCATCTTTCCTAATTACTTTCTTAGGATTAATAGCGCCCATTCCCCGCGAAGCCATCATGGTTTATTTACCGTGATAGTGTTTACGAACATGCTCATGATGAGCTACGTGACTTTCAACGTGACCACCGTGTTTGTGATGATGCACGTGAGCAGTCATATGCTCATGATGATGTTTTGGCTCGTGATGCTTGGGGTGATGAACGTGACCGCCCTTCGCATGATGCTTAACATGATGATGTTTCATTTCAATCTCCTACAAAAAAATTAACGAACTCGACCTTTGGTTTTGCCCTTTTGAGCTAGACCATCTCCACGTTTAGACCCAATATGCCCGCCTTTGGCATACTTGGCGACCTTCTTACCAACCTTACCACCTTTTTTCATATTAGGTGAACCATACATATACCCCGGTTGTTGCCGTGGTGTATTTTTGGCATTTTGGATAGCTTGAAGAATTAAAGCCTGTCTATCTGCATCCGTAAATTGACGGGGGTTAGGGTTAGCCCTATTAGCGGCATCCTGCATAAGTGCTTGCTGAGTCATTCTATACTGTTGAATAGAATCTGCGGCGCTTCGAGGGTTAAGCCGACTTGCTGTACTTGTTACTTCAGGGATGTCCATAGCCGCAGCAGCACCTTGACGCGCAACCGCTTTATCAGCCGCAGCAACAGACGGAGACTTAGCTTGGCCCGGTTGGGCTAACTGAGTACCGTAAGAACCACCACGCCATTTGAAAGTCTTGTTTCCCATTTTGCGTGCAAGGGCGAAGGCTTTACCGAACGATAGATTGTCGTAATTGACTGGGCCAAGAGTAGGCGCAGGATTATCAATTTGACTAGGATCGAAGTCAGGTAATGAGGCTTCTACATCACCACCACCGTCAAAATGACGCTTCATCCGTTTATTGGACTTCGGCATCCTTTTGACTTTGGCGTGCTTCTTCAACAATGCTTTAGGAATTACTTTCATAAATCACTTACCGCATTTTACAAGAAGTATGACCCTTCACAGCAATACCATCGGCTCGACGATGCTTGTGTGACCCAACGTGACCACCGGAAGCCATTTTAACCATTTTGGCTTTGGTATGTCCTTTCTTAACATGACCATCGCCATGCTTAGATTTGTCGCTACCGCCGCCAATAATTTTTTCAGTACCCTTGCGGTCTTTGGTAAATTCCTTACCTTTCATAGCGGTCATACCGCCTTTCGCGTGATGTTTCACATGGCCTCCACGAGCATAGTGGTGATGATGAGATACGTGAACGTGACCGCCATGCTTCATACCGCCAGCCATAGGAGCGCCATCGCCACCCATAGGAGGAGCGCCAGCACCAGCGCCACCCATCATAGCTGCCAAAGCAGCAGGGGGTACGGCAGGTTTCTTCATACGAGCACTAACGCCACCGCGCTTCATGTGCTTCTCGTGGTGTTTTGGCTTGTGTTTAACGTGCCCACCTTTCTTGTAGCCCATCTCTTTATGCTCCTTTTTTTCGTGTTCCATAACGCTCTTAGGCGCATGACCGCGCTTCAGGGCTTTCATTTCGGCTTGCGCCATCGCTTTCGATTCTTTCATAACTTTTCCACCTTTCTTATAAGGGATCATGCCTTTGTGACCAGTAGGATTATTTGGGTCTGGCTTAGGAGGGGGAGGAGGGGGAGTCTTGTGAGCTATCCTAGCCGCAGCTAATTCAGCCTTCATTTCTCGCTCATTATCGGTTTCATCAGCCGATCCACCCGCACTAAACCGCTTTTTGCCTTTCATATCTGCCTCGTGAAAATGTTTTCCAACTTTTTGAGGTATACCAACCTTTTTAGCGAAGCCCGGATTGTGGGCTACGGCTTCCATTAAGCGGTGTTGACGCTTACTTACGCTTGGCATGACTCATTTTGCCTAAAGTTTGTGCTAAACGCGCCCTTTGACCGACTTTTCCCGGCTTTTTAGCCGCTGAAGCAAGCTTTTTAGCTGGAATTTTTTGTCCAGCGGGCACTTTTAACTGTTTATGCAATGCACCGGGGTGCTTAATTGCTTTACTAATCCATCTAGTATCAGTCATTCGACTCTCCCAGTCAGTTTTCTGATCGACTTATGATCCCAAATGCGTAATGAGAGCCATATAATCGACAGAATACTGGCAAAAAAGGTCAAAATTGGATCAAATACATTAGCTGCCGCGCTAAAAGCAAGTACACCTGACACTACATCTAGCCCGTTTTTAATCACATCATGTTTATCAACCATGATAATTCCGCCTTAACCGTAAAATACAGTCGCGTAACCTACCGCAGTGGTAAAAGTCAGGTACACATCGTTGGTGAATCGCACACCTTCCCCGGGGAGAAGTAGGTATGCAGTGCCGTTTGGAACAGACAGAGTAATTCTAGCTGTGCCAGTTGAGCTACCATCATCAAACGTCAGTGTACCTGCCGTAGTACCGTTCCAGTAAATACCCTTGACGCGAACCCCAAGAGTAGGATTCGCGCCACCGATGCCCAATAATCCGCTGCTATTAGCTTGTACGGACTTAACATCTGTTTGAGTAGTCATGTACTACTCCCTATTAGTAAGTCGCCGGAGATGGGGTCACTAATGGATTCGGCGGGCTAACCGGATACCACGAACCGTCTGGGCTACGTACAACGTAGCTGAACACAAATCCAAACGCACCCGCGCTAATCGCAGGGTTCGTGCCGCCAGTAAACGCCAAGTTCAATTGGACGATAGCGTCAGTCGGGCCGGTATTCAACAACATCGCCAACGGAGTCGCGCTCGAAGTAGCGACCAAAGGAGCCGTAGCCGAAGCGGTCGAGCCAGAATTCGCTAAAGCATACGTACCAACGCTGGGCAACGAAGCCGTGGTCAAAGTCGCCGTAGCAACCGTTTGAGCCGTAGCATAGGTCGTGTTAGGGGCACCCACTAACTGCACGTTCACCGCCAAGCTGGTTGGCGCACCGCTAAAAGTGATAGCGGAAGTGATGTTCATGTCAATGTTGTCAATGTAAGAACCCGCTGGGATACAGACCGGGTAGTTCACACCGTTGACGGTGTAGTAAGGGATAAAGGTGCTGGGGAACGAAGCCGCCGCAATGCCGGTTAAGGTCGATTGGGGGATCGACAAAAATTGAAGCGCGTCGCTTGCGCCGGTGTTACGGTAGCTTTGCCCCGTTCCGGTAGCCGATAAATAGTTCGCGCTAGGCGTGTTCGAGACAACCGCTGCTGGGTTGCTGTTCTTCTGCGTACCCGACAAAATCGGGCCTAAAAATGTTTGAATGCTCATTATCTACTCCTTTATGCACAAGTAGCCATACCATCTGTGCAACGTCCATCTAGGAATGGTTGGTACGGCTTTGACCCTAGTTAAACCCTTTATACACAAGAAATGGGGGGCTGTAAAGCCCCCCAGATCATTTAGGCTACGCCGAACGCGCCCAGTGGATCAGACCAGCCGAAGCTGTAACGCTCGCGGCTCTTATACCGTACGTTGCCGGTATCGAAATCACCATCCATTGAGTTTTGCAATGGAGTACGCTCGAACATCTTCAGGCCGTTTGGCACGTCCGTCAGGATGTAATAGCCGTGGGTGTCAGTCAAGAAGTGGTTCACTTTGAACCCTTCCGAAATCGTTCCCATAGCCTTCAGAGCGTTGATGTCGTTGTCCGAGGTACCAACACGCAGCTCAGTGTCAAGCAGACGCTTGGCAACGAACATTTGGTTTGGTGGGACAACAAGCTTGCGGGGTTTCGCAGCGATCAACAGACCACGCTCGTCCGTCCAGCCAGCAATCTGAATCGTCGCCGCTTCCAGCGAAGTTTCGTTGAGGTCAGGTGAGGTCGAGAAGGTGTTGCTGTTCGTACCGCCAGAGACCAACGGGTGAGCAGTCGAGAACAAGGTTTGACCGTCGCCACCAAGATACTGGGCATTGAACCCGTTATTGATGATAGCAGCAGCCTTGACTTGCTTCGTGTACGCCATAGCGCGGGCCAAAGCCTTCGTATAACGCTTGGAAAGCGAGTCATACAAGTTGTCTTCAATCGCTTCTTCAGTGATCGAAAAGCCCAACGCAATGGTCTCGTGGTTGTAACGAGCAGTCCATGCTTCTTGCGCGTTGTCGTACGCAATCGCTTGACCTTCGTTTTTCACCGGAGCCGCGTTAAAGCCCGACAGCTTGGTCTCTTCTTCAAAAGAACGCTCTGAAGTTTCCACTTCAAATAATTCTTTATGCTCTTCGCCATAAGAGGCGTACTCCAGACCGAACAAAGCGTTCAATCCCGGGAGTAATTCCTTCAATAGTTGTGCGCGTGAAATTGCCATGTTTATTTACTCCCTATTACACGCCAGTTGCGATTTGATAGGCTTGGTAACCGAAGTTCCATCCCACAATCACTTCCGGATAGCCAACAAAAGATACCGCGCCGTTCTGAGTCCAAGTCACAGAAGACGACACAGTAACAGTGTTAGTGCTCGTAACAACGCCCGTCACGTAAGTCGTGTTGCCCGGTGCGCCAGCATTGGTGCCAGAAACGCCGCCAACAACAACTTGCATACCGGGTTGTAACCCAGCAGACGAAGCGACCACAAACGAAGTGCCCGAACCAGAGGCAGAAGTAATGGTCGTGGAGACCGTCACAGCCGTATCCGGAACTAATTGGACAATTCGGAAACAAGGCGAGGTGCCCGCACCGGTAGCAACGGTTTGCGGGATGTTACCAGCAACCGAAGACGAAACAGTGGGGTTACCGCCAGACACGCCAGCATACGAGTCGCCAGTCGAAGAGCTACCGCCGTTACCCGCGATTAAGAACGCATTGGTTCCTAAGAAGCGAGGCGACATGTAACCAATCGTGGTTCCAGTGTTTGCTTGAGTGTTAGCAGAGCCTTGAGCTTGCGACACAACTGCCACGCGGAACAAAGCTTGAGGGTCATCGACCACATAAGCAACCGCGTCAGGAGCATTGGTGCCACTAGCGTAGTATTGATAACGGTTTTTGCCGTAAATCGGGCCACCAGTCGTGCTGTATTCGCAACCAACAAACACGCCAAGCTGACCAACATAGCCAGATGCCAAGTTTGAAGAGTTGGCGTTATAGCCAGTAATGATAGCGTCGCCAGCCGAAAGAGATACTACGTCACCGTTATAGATGTTCGTAGCATAACCCTGCTGGATGGGAATCATGCGGGTTGATCCAGAGTAAACTCGACCGCCCAACAGATTCACCGGTTTTAGCCCGTATGGGGCCGAAACAATCGGATATGCCATTGAAGTCTCCTAAAAAATTAAAAATTACTTCCCACGTCCAAAGGAGACCGTAGATTTCTTTTCAGTGAACATATCCATGTTCGATCTACCATCTCTTTCCCGCAGGAAACTATTGTCTACACCATCCATCTGAGCTTTGTTCATATTGTCGTAGTAAGCACGACGCTGTTTCACTCGCTCTTCAGGCATCTTGCACAGGAGCAAACCACCAATCTCAACGCAATCTTTAAATCGACTGGTCGGATTGTCATCTGCTAAGTGCATAATCTCTGGAACATCAGAAGCCTTTACAGGTTCCCAACCTTCCCTAAACCTTGCGGATACGTTAGTAGGATCATTAGCACCCATATAACTAATCCGAATATACTTGAACTTCCAGCCCGGTACGGGATTCGGCTCAGGCAGTAATTGTGGCGGTGCCCAGCTCTCTGTACGAGTAGCCGCGTTCCGATTTTCTAACTCACGATTTTGACGATTCTCAGCCATTTGTATTCTCCAATTTAAGTTTTTCACGGGCGTAAGCTTCAGGGGTTAATCCTAATCTTTTAGCGATTGCAGCTTCAGAAGCTGTGATACGGACTTGCCTAGAAGAACTTGTAGACCGTGTTGCCGGAGCAACTACAGTGCTGACTTTGCGGGCGGGCTTTTCTGGCTCCGACTCCGGGGTTTGCGTCTCCTCACCGAAATAATCGGGGAAGCGTTTTCTCATCGTCTCGTCGATTCGTCGGTAGTAATCGTCGCTTGTTGGGTCGACGCCTGACCGGAATAACTTTTCATGCACACCCAGCGCAAGCGCAGTCATTTCCTCGTCTGCGCCGAACCACGTGTTTTTGTCTCTCCACGCTACGGCTTTTTGGTCGTAGGCAGGTTGATTGGCACGCTGCGAATCTTGGGTCTGTGGTTGCTGTTGTACACTAAAATCTTGCTCTTGTACAGTGGGCCGGAAGTTTGATCGCTCTCGTAATAAAAGTTGAGCATCGTTAAGTTCCTTTTGGGCCTTAACTAACTTCTCAGGATCCCCCGCTTCGTATGCTCGTTTAAGGGCATCCTCGGCAGCCTGTACCTTGACGTTTGCGGCTTCTGTCGTCTCTTTAGCAAACACCTTTTCAGTAACGCCAACTCGCTGTTTTAGTCGAGTATTCTCGTTCTGATAGTGCTGTACTAAGCGTACGGCTTCTTCCCGCTCACGGGCAAACTTTTCTTTCTCGCGGCGCTCGTCGTGAGCTAATTTCCGCATCTGGGAAAGGCGTTGTTTTACCTTGTCTGAATACTCTTCAAGAGTATCTTTCTCCAGTTCCTCCTTAATTTTTGGCGGCAACGGAGCGCGGTTTCTATCTTCTGGGGGAGTATCGTCCTCAACTTCTACCTTGAAACTATCTTCAGTTTCGTTGTTAACTTCTTGATTTTCCGACATTTTTAGCCTCCTGCGCGTGAGATGCCACGCGGATCTTCGACAACGCCGTCAATGCTGTCATCGTTAATGATGCGCCATTCAGTCCCGTGGATTCGCACCCGCGTTCCTGCATAAGCTCTTGTGATAATAAAATCGCCTTCTTTACACCACGGCCCTGAAGGGAACCGCTTCTTGTCTTTATAGGCATCCGGCCCGACCTTAGCTACAAACAGCACTAGGGTTGTTTGCTCTTCGATGTTCACCGTCCTATCAGACTTTACGATGACGCTG